TACCTGCACCAGTTCCAGGGGTATCAACATGAGTATGACCTTTACCACTGATACCAGCTGAGACGTGATCACCCGAAGCTGTAGATGTACCAGTCAAATTAATGTCGCCTGTTTGATTGATATCTCCAGTCAAGTTAATATCACCAGTCCAGTTAGTTGTTGGTACATCAACAGTTGCTACTTTAGCTACCTTAATATTGGCATTCTGGTTTACGGTAATGATTGCATTCTGTTCTACAGTGGATGTTAAATGTCCTTCAATTACAGATGTAACATCGCCTTTAACTAACGATGTTACATTACCACCCACTACCATATCAACATTATTAATAACTTCTGCGTTAAGGTCTTTACCTATGAGAGCATTAGTAGTCCCACCAACAGTAAGGTTTGTATCCCCGTCAACAGTAATGAAAGCATTGTTACCCACCTCTACCTTTGCAACATTATCTACATACAACTCTAACGAACCTGTTACCCTTGCCTTATCATTACCTAATGTAATGTGATAATTGTCGCCTACAATTTCTACTTTATCACCATTTGGATGAATCTCTTGTCTTGTACCTGACTTATGATACAATCTGATTCTCTCTGCATCGGGTGTATCATCAATCTCAAATATATGACCACTTGTTGTTTGATATACTTTGTTATGAGGATATTCAGCCGCATAAGGTGACCCAGGGTTGTCAATACTTTCATCAATAATATTAGCAAGATCTTGAGGGACACCATGCCACGTACCCATGATAACAGGCTGCTGTGCATACTCACCATCCATAAAGAATCCAAATACATAAGAACCCTTGACAAGTCCATGAGGACTGTGTCCTATACCAGACATACTAGCTGATGTTGTAGGCATCATTACTTGAGCCCATGGGAGGTCTTCAGTTTTGATTGCTTTCTTGTCTTCGGTGTGATGACCAATAACTCTAACTCTTACACGAGACACTTGTTCTGGATCATTCAGATCTTCGATCACTCCAACAAACCAAATGAAGCCATCGTAGCCAAAGAATTTTTCATCTACATTAACAGGCATTATGTTGCTCTTTCAATTGGATTACTATAACCAGATTTTCTTACTACTAGATCCACAATACCCTTCTCAGGACCTAAAAGATATCTAACTTTCGTTACTAGATATTTACCAGCAAGATATCTGTCGTTGTTTTCAGCATCAGGCGTACTATTATCTTTTGGAATATTAAATCGTACAACATCACCTGCAGCTATTCGTGTCGTCAGAGGCATAGAAATTCCAAGCGTTGTATCATCAATATGAACTCTCGACATTTGTCTGTTTAGATAGAAGTCTCCATAAGCCTCAGGTAGTAAATCACTATCATCTTTTGAGTTTGCTCTTGGCTTATCACGCAGGTTTGTAATGAAAGCATACTCCAATGCTCCATCTTTAGCTACAACCTCATTGAATCTTTTTCTATTTGTTTGTCTTGCTTCAACCTTGGCAAGGAAACTATCATCTTCAAAGTAGTTCTTTTCTTTGTACTGATATTTCTTTAGTAGAGGATCAAAGCAAAGAACACTATTTCTGTATCCACCATTGTAAGTGTTTTTAGATGTGTTGCTTTTCTCTAGTACAGTGTAACCAAAAGCATTGTGTGGTATTTTAGATTGCTTACCAATCTTTTCAACATTGGAAAGCCCATACTCAATTGACATTACTGGATCTGCTTTACATAGTTTACCAATAGAGCAGAAGTTGAAACCTCTTGCTGTTTCAAAAAACTTGTAGTTGCTGTCATTATCTTCTAACGACTCAGCTCTGAAACCACAATACTTGATACTCTGCCCAACTGACATACTAGGAAAAACTATGTGTTGTTTTCTCTTAGTATCCTCAGTGTATATTTTTTTATCCGAGCCAATATCTTCTCTGATTAGTTTAGCTACCATGTTATCAGGATTGTCTGTCATTGCTCTATCTACAGACAGCTGGACCATGTCATAATATTCTTCACTTATAAAACCTAAGGAATATTGAAACGTCTTGTCTTTTGGTTTACTAAGATTTTCAACTCTGTTAATTCTAAATTGTAGCTTGATTGTAGGTCCTTCTGGATCATTCAAACTTGAGAACTGTATTCTGAGCAATTCTTCGCCAACAATAGGTAATGCTTCAACATAGTTGTTGTTTTCGATAATGTTGACCATACCATACATCACCGATTGGTTGATATCCTCAACCAATTCAACATCTTTGATGACATTGATAAGACTTAGCTCTTCGCCGGTTGCAGGTACTAGAACAAGTTCGTCTAGCCTCAGTCCAGCCTGTTGTAGTTGTGACATTACTTAAATATCTCAGCCATAGCTGCTTCTACTTTTGGAATCAGTAGTCTATCAAGCAGCTTAATGTTACGTCTTTCTTCGTTTAGATTACGCTCAAAGTCATACACATAATCAACAGAGGTGTATGCTTGATCTGCATCTACGATATACTTTTTACCATTCAAGGTTTTATAGTAATACTTTACCGTAGACATTGCTGTAGCAACATCTCCGTATTCTCTTTTGATAAATGATTGGAACTCTTCATCATTAAGTGGCCACTCAAACTGTGGATCAATATATTGGTTGAACGCAAGTACGACCCATGTGTACTTGGAGTCACCATAATATTTATCTGCAATAGTATCGGGTCTTTCACCATCTCTTATTACCACAGGATAGTATGCATCAACAGTTTGAATTACTTCGTCTAAAAACTTAAACCTAGCAACAATGTTAGTTGTTAGATCAGTCGACTGGAAGTTATCAGTTGAATATAATGCTTTGGGGAAGTGTTTAAAATAACTCATTACGTACCGCTTTGATTACCTCCTTCAGCGTTCCTTGCTCGGGCGCCCGCTACTGTCGAATCGAAGGCGCTTTCTAAATCCTTTGCTTTATTACCAAGCGTGTCAATAAACTTCTGAGCATTAGTTGCTTTCGGACCATGACCATAATCATTAGCCATTTGGATTTGCGATTCAGTAAACTGGAAGTTAATTGTTACTTCTGTTGGTGATCTATCATCAAAGAATGACTGCTGTGAGCTTTGACCATTGATCTCATATGTTACATTTGTACACACACAACGTTTGAACTTAAACATCCTATCAAGTGGTGTTTTATATCTACCTACTTCAATCCCACCTTCAACCAAAGTAGATCCAGCTTCACTAAAGCTAAGAGCTACTTCATGTGGGTACTCCATAGTAACGAGATTATCTGATACAGCTGGAAGCACATATGACTTCAAATGGTCCAATGTGTGGTTAAGTGTGTCAGCTTCTCTTTGTGATCTAGGTGCAATGCTTACAGAAAATGTAAATGTTCTCATCTCCATACCAGTAAAGATATTAGCAAGGTGAGGGTTTGGAATGAACCCTAAAGCCATCGATGCAGCTTTGCCTGTGTCTGTTTGAAGACCGGCACGATACAAACTTGATGCAACCTGACCTCCCACTTCGCCCATAAGTTTGCCAGCTATATCACCAATGCTACCTGAGAAGTCAGCATTTTTTCTAAGACGTGCTTCTACTTCACCTGCCGCGCCAAGCTCAACACTTTTAAATCCAACACCCTGTCCGACAGAAAGTGTCTTTGGAAGTGGAAATATAAATGTTGCTTGTGGTGTTGCTCTTACAGGCTTAAATACTGACTGGCGATCAAACTTGATCATATCCATTCTAAAGCAAAGGTCCGGATCGTAATCTTCAGGCATCAAGAAAGTTTTGAGTTCACCTTTAGCACTATTGTCAAGTACTTGTTGAGCAAACCCAGAACCAGAAACCATTCCAAAAACGTCTTTGAATGTTTTCCTACCTGCAGCTAAATCTGTATACTCTGATAGGTTGTCTGTTAGTTGATCTAGCTCACCTACAGTGCCCTTTACAATCCCTTCTGGATCAACAAGATCCAAAACTCTATTGCCAGACTTCAGAAGTTTACCACCGAGCTTGTTCTCTTTAACTTTATCAGTCAATTCTTTGGCTGTAGCATCGATTGAATCAAATATGTTTCCTGAATCTGTCTTAGTTGCATCGGCAACTGCACCACGTGCCTTAGAAAGAAAACCTTCTGCTTCTTCTTTAGCACCTTCTAAGCCTGAGCCAGCTAACCCTTCAGCATTCTGTTGTGCAACCTTGGCGGATACATTTTGTGCCTTGGTGATGATCTCTGAATCTGTATTCGTTTCGTCTGCCATTTATTCGACCTATAAATAAGTATATGAAATATCATCAAGGATACTTCAGACCAAAGAATCCCACTAAGTACAAGGGGGACCCTACTAATGTTATTTATAGGTCTGGTTTAGAGCTTAGACTTATGAAATTCCTTGATGAGAACAATAATATTCTTAAATGGAGTAGTGAAGAGTTCTTTATTCCTTACAGATCACCTATCGATGGCAAGTTGCATAGATACTTCCCGGACTTTTGGGTGAGAAAGAAGGGCCCTACTGGTGTTGTAGAGGATGTATTGATAGAGGTTAAACCATCATCGCAATGTAAGCCTCCAAGTATATCTAAGAAGAACACACCCAAAGGTAGAGTCAGTAGAAGATATCTCAATGAGGTTAAGACATGGGGTGTCAACTCAGCAAAGTGGGAAGCTGCTGAACATTTTTGTAGGAAGAAGGATTGGAAGTTTGTTATAATGACTGAGAAGGATCTAACACCTAATGGTTAGTTACGTATTCGATAAGATTTTGAATAGTCCTAATAGACCAGCAGCTTCAGCTGCCGCTAGAGATTGGTTTAGAGGTGAAGCTGAAAATATTACTACTGGTGCTGTTACACCAGGAAGGCTAATGGGTGGTAATAGATCAGCACTTATGACTAAGTTGCTTCCTGGAAGAATGTTTATGTTCACCTATAATCCAAAGTTAAAAGATAAGCTACCTTATTATGATACATTTCCTCTCTGTATACCTATAGACATTTCATCTAAGAGCTTCCTTGGATTGAATCTACATTATCTACCTCCAGGTCTAAGAGCTAAGATGATGGACGCTCTATGGAATGTAACTGCTAACAAGGCAGCTATGGATGAGAAGACTAAAGTTGCTGCTTCGTATGAGGTTATGAAAGGCATATCTAGCCTCAGTCCATACAAGGCTTGCATAAAAAGGTATTTGTTTAGTAATGTAACATCGCAGTTTCTGTTTATTGAACCTGAAAAGTGGGACATTGCATTGATGTTGCCTACTCAAAGGTTTAAGAAAGCAAGCATAAATACTGTATATAAAGATTCAGTCAAAAAGGCTAAGTAATGAGTATTCTCGAGAAGATCAATTCGTTTAGAAAGAAAGCACGGAGAGTTAACGACGTCTCAAGTGCAATCAATCAAGGCGTATCTGGTATTGCTAGTATCTTCACAGGTCAGGTGAGAAACGATACGTTTATCGAGACCGGTCTTCCAAACGTTGAACGGATGAAGGCAAACCTTGAACGTGGTGTAGCTAGAGCAAATAAGTTTGCCGTATACATTACACCACCAAGAATGCTTGCTGGTTCAAATGCTTCATACCTATTATTTAGAACACAGGCTACTGAACTTCCAGGTCAAACCTTGGATGTAATCCAACACCGTCCTATGGGATTTGGTAATGCCAGACAAATGCCAACAGGCTACAACCCATACCCACCTGTAGGTGTTGACTTTATTCTCTCTGGTGACTACAGAGAATACAAATATTTGTCTTCTTGGTTCGATGGTATCGTCAAGAAGTCAGACGGAAGATCTGAAAACCAAGGTGGAACACATCTGGTTAACTTCCATGAAAACTATGCATGTCAAATGGCCATTGTAGCTTACAATGAACTTGGTGATGTTACGTATGAATGTTTCTTTAAGGATGCATATCCTACTCAGCTGAACCCAGTGAACTTTAACTGGGGTCTGAATGATCAGATTAATTCAGTAACAGCACAGTTTTCATATACCGCTTGGTATGATAGAACAGTAAGGGATTCTAGCGATAGTAAGTTCCCTAATATTTTAACAGGCATCGACGCTAGAATCGGTGCTCAAATTAACGGTGCACTTGAAACTGGGTTCAAGGCATTCGGAGTAGAAGACAAGTTGCCTTCAGGCGTTCGTGATGCGATTGATGTTATCACTGCCGGAGGGTTTCTACAGTTTTAATTTATGAGGTTATATAATGGCTTTGCCTAAAATTGACAGTCCTATCTTTCATGTGACTGTCCCTGTACTAGATGTAAAGTTGACTTTGCGTCCGTACTTAATGAAAGAAGAAAAGATTCTTCTTCTTGCCCAACAGAGTGAAGACTCTGCACAGATCATTCTTGCAATGAAGCAAGTAATTGGTAATTGTATTGTCGATGGTGACTTTGATATTGAACAAGCTCCAAACTTTGCTATTGAGTTTCTGCTTATGCAGCTACGTAAACAAAGTGTTGGTAGTAATGTTAAAGTTTCTTATGAAGATAATGAAGATGGTGAGATCTATGACTTTGAAGTTGACCTTGATACAATTGAGCTCAACGTTGATCCAAAACATGATGCAGCAATTGAGATCACAGAGAACATTGGTTTGTTGATGAAGTATCCAACACTGAATTCAGTTGGACTTATGAAGCCAGATGATGAGATTGGATCTACATTTAACATTATTAGATCAACGATTGATAAAGTGTTTACAGATG